CTGCCCGAATGGCGTTGATGTAGGAAGCAAGCAGGTTTGCGGTGTCCTCGGTGATGGACTTGATGCCGGAACCCATGGAGTCGCCGGAATCGGAATCGCCCCAATCAATGATGCCCCGCTTGTCGAAGGCTTCGATAAGGCCGTTGATGGCCTCTGACTGGTTCTTGGCATCCTGCTGCACATCCTGCGTGAACTTCTCCAGCCATGCTGCGTACTCGTCGTCGGTCATGCCGCCGGCTGCGTACTTCGCCATCATATTCGTCGCATCGTCCTTGTACTTCGCAAGAATGTTGTCAAGCACGTAGGACCGCAGGAAGGACCGCAGGATGGTGTCCCCGAGGTTCGTGAAGGTGTCGCCAAGGTCCTCCGCCGCGTCGCCGATTGTGTGGAAGCTGTTCAGCATCGCGTCGACCATATCGTCGGCCACGCTTCCGAACATATCCTCGAGGATACCCTCGATCGCCTTCATCGCCTCGGCATAGTCCTCGGAATCTTGAATTGCCTGCTCTATCCACGCACGCTCCCCATCCTCGAGATCCTCGTAGGATTCGAGAATCTGCTTGAGAGACTCGGCATTGAGGTTGCCGTACTCATCGTACATCTCGAGGCGCAGGGCCTTCATGATCTCCCCAAGGCCCTTCAGCTCATTCGGGAGGAGCTGGCCGTCCGTCCAGTTCTCGGAGTTCATCCAGCCAAGCGCCCGTTGCCAGAAGTTGAAGCTCCTTGTCGTGAACTGCATCTTATCGGCTTGGTCCTGAATCTTCTTCATCGACTCCTGCACGCGCTTGAGCTGCTCCATGCGGGAGTTGAAGGTGGAGATGTCAGAGGAGCCGAAGAAGGTTCCGGTGTAGCCGCCCTGCATACGGCCGACATTACGGGCCGCACGGCGTGCAGCATCCTCGCGCTTCCACTGGGCCTCCTCGGCGGCTGCGAGCTCGAGGACCTTCATGTTCAGCGCTATGATGGCCGAAATCCATCCGGCCGTCGCGCCAAGACCGGCCTGCACGCCGGCCGCTTTCGTCGCAGTAGAGCTGTCAAGCATGCCACCTGCGCCGAATATCTTCGACAGCCAGGAGCCCTCCTTAGAGTTCTTGGCCATATCCTGCAACTCAGCAACCTTTTCGCTAATGGAGGAGAAGGCGGTCACGCCCTTCTCGGCGATACCCACCAGGTCGGACAGCCCGTGAGCGGCCTCGCTCAAAGCGGTCGCTCCGAGTTTATCGGCAAACTCGCCAGCAGAGTCAGCCAGCTTCTTAAACTCGCCGACAATCTCCTTAACCTCCCGCTTCGCGGCCTTGAACTTCTCCGGCGCGATGGTGTTTGCGAGCTTCTTGTCGGCAAGCTGACGCAGGGTCTCCTCGAGCGCAGCAAGCAGCTCAGGATAGTCCTTGAGCATCTCCTTGATTTCGTCCGGCACCTCGATGTCTTCGAGGGCCGTCTCAATCTGCTTGATTTGGAGCAGGCTCTTGTCAGTCCAGTTCGTGAGGTCGTAGCTGGAGAGGATTTCCTTGAGTAGAGCGTCATCCTTACCGAGAATGAGCTTCTTGAGTTTCTCGAAGGAGTTGGACTGCTTCGTGGTGCCAATGGTCGCAATCCACGGGTCAAGATAACCACCAAGCCCGGCGGAGCGGGCCTGGGCGGCGAGGCTCTTCATCTCGGTAATGGACTCTGCGATCTCCTTTCGGTAGTCCGCGATGCCCTTGCTGATGTCGCCGCCCACGCCCGTGCCATTGTACTCCTTGGTCTTGTCAATAAGGTCCTGGAAAGTGCTGATAAACTTCTCCAGCGCATTCTGCCGCGCCTCATAGGCTTCGACCTCTTTAGCGAGGTCCTTGCCGGAGGCGAAATTGCGAATCTCGGTGGCAAGAGAGCTGTCTCCCAGCGCCTCGGCCTGCGTCGCCAGGTCCTCGAAGGAAGACGCGAAGCCGCCGGCCGGGATGGCCCGGCCGTACGGAGCAAAGATGCCGGCGATAGTATCGTCGGAGAGTCCAAGTTCCTTGAGGCGGTCATAGTAGCCCTTCAGTTCCTTGAGATAGCGAAGCTCGTCCTTCAAATCATCAAGCCTCTCCTTGCGGACAGTCTCGGCATCCTTGGCGCCGGCCTTGTACTTCGTCGTTGTGTTGTCGAACTCGGTGTGACCATTGCCGTAGATGGCCTCGGAAATGCCCTCGTAGAAGGCGATCTCCTTCTCTATGGCCTTGTAGTCGGCATCGGATACCGGCGTGTGCTTGAGGGCTTCGCGGGCATCATTGAGGGCCTCAGCGCCCTTCTTGATGTAGTCGGCGAGGTTCGTAGCGTCGGATACCTCCATGCCGCGAGTGCCGCCACCGACCTTCTTCAAGTAGGCGTCGACGTTTGCCCTCCAACCGGTCAGCGGATCGGGCGGGGTGTCGCCCGGCTTCTTGCCCGTGCCGGCATAGTCGCTCATGTTCTGCTCGGCACGCTTTATAGTATCGTCGAAGATTTGCTGGGCTTTGTCGTAGTCCTGTTTCCACTGTTTCACCCAGAAGACAATATCGGAGACCGTACCCGGCTGATAAGTACCACCGGTGGACCGGTCAACCTTACCGGCAAGAGACGCGCGGAGTTGCATCTCATCTATGTCTCCACGAATAGCGTCCGCCATAAGCATGCGGACCTCGTCGGATAGCTTATTGCGGTTTTGATAGTCCGCGAGCTTGTCCATTACGTCCAACTGCGATGCCTGCTTCTTTGCGGCGGCGTTGGCAGTCACGGATTGTATCGCCTGGAGCTTTGTCGCCTCCTCAATATGCGTGCAGATGTTCTGCCACACCTCATCGACATTCTCAAGAGAAAGCCGCTCGGCATCAGTGGCGCTAATGAAGTTCCGGGAGTTGTCGATGATAGCCTGACGGGCCTTGTTGTACTCCTCGGTGCCTTCCTTGGCCTCCTTGAACTTTTGGATGTAATAGTGGATGGTAGACTTGCTGGACTCGGCATTGGCAACGGCCTTCGATGTGATCTTGTCGGCCTCGCGGAGATGTTCATTCATCTCGTACAGCTTCACTCCAAGTGCGGTCAATCCGGCCAATGCAGCAGCAATAGCGGCAGCGTATGGATGCTTCGCTATGATCCCGGAAATCTGCTTAAACCCACGAGTTGTGTTGCGGAACAGCCCATGGAATATAACGTCCAGTTTGGTCACTTCGCTGCCCGTTACAGCAAGGAAGCGAGCGCTGACGGCGGCGGCAGCCTGCAAGGCGTTGGTAGAAGCAAGCACGGCCTTATATGCGCCATAAGCAACAGCCACTTCGAGGATAACCTTGCCCAGCTTCTCGTAATTCTTAATGAGCTCCGTGACAAAGCTAATAGTTCCCTTGATAAGCCCGCTGTTTGCATCTCCGACGCGAGACAGCATGATCTCCCACGCATCCTGGAGGTTGGAGAGCTTACCCTTGACGGTCTCAGCAAGGATCTCCTGCATGTTGTAGAACTTGCCACCCTCGGAGGTCATCCGGCGGAAGGCTTCCTCGACCATCTCAAACGGCACCTGCCGCTTGGAGATGCGGTCAAAGACCTCGCCGGTCGAGACGGCGTGGCCCTCTATCTCCTTGAACTGCTCGGCGAGTTCAGCAAGGATCGGGATACCGGCTTCCGTGAACTGCCGGACTTCCTGGCCACGCAGGAAGGACGCAGACCGCACCTGGCCGTATGCCAAGATGATGCGAGACATGTCGACGCCAAGACCGGCGGAGACGTCCGCCAGCTTCTTCGTGGTCTCGTAAATCTCATCCATCGGGACCGAGAACGCGGAGAGCTGCTTGGCATAAGAGGTCAAGTCCTTAAAGGTGTACGGAGACTTGACGGCCAGCTCTTGCAACTGGTAGAAGATGCGATCGGCGCCGGCGGCGTCTTGCAGGATAGCGCGGAGGGCCGCCCTCTGCGCTTCAAACTCGCCCGTGATGCGGATGAGGGTGTTGACGAGACTGATGCCGCCGTAGAGAGAGAAGTAGGCCCCGAGGTAGCCAGCAGCCTGTTTCAGCAACACATTCTGCGAAGTGAGTTTGGTGTTGGTACTGGAGACGGCAGCGCTGTGACTGCGCTCGGCCCTCTCCTTCTTCTGCTGGATGGTGAGGTTCTTGCTCTCGATGTCGAGCTGCTTCTTCTGCGAGGTCAGCTTCTTATTTTCCTCATCCAGCAGGGCCTTATCTGCGGCGATGAGGGACTTGAGCTGCTTGAGTTCCTTGTCGGTGATGGTGCCAGCCGCCTTCTTTGCCTCAAGCTCCTGGCGCGTAAGAAGGACCACCTCCTTCTGCGCGGCGGCCTTCTGCTTGGTCTCCTTGACCATGCCCTTCTCGGCCAGCTCAAGGAGTTTCGAGGTGTTCAGCGCCTTCTGCACGGAAGACTCGAAGGACTTCGCGAGCCCCTCGACGCGCTTCATCTCCTTCTCGAACTTATCCGAGTCAAGGACGATACTGAATTTCAAGCTATCTATGTCGTTGCCACCAGTTGCCATTCTATCGTGTGTTAGTTGTTATCAGTCTTTTCGGCCTCGCCGCGGAGAAGCTCGTCCACCGTGTAGCCCTCCTTCTCCTGGCGTGCGCGGCGCCTTGCCTCGGCCCGCTCATCGGCTTGCCGTTGCAGCTCAAAGGCTTTGTCGTTGGGGTCGTAGGAGACGTCTCCTTCCTTCTCCTTGAAGTTGTAGAGCGTATGCGGCAGGTCGCTCTGCATAATCTGCTTTTTAGCGCGGGACAGCACCGCGTATGATTCCCACTCGGGGACGGACACAAGTCCGAAAAAGAACCGCCGAGGCAGTCCGTACTGCGGGAAGTCCTTTATGAAGGCTGCCCGCCTTCCGATTTCGGTGTAGGACGGGATTGGCTTCGAGTCGCCATGGTTTTGAGGTCTACTCTCATATCCGCGCAACACGCCAAATTCATCGAGTACCAGGTAAGGTACAAATTTGTCTTTTTTTTTATGCCCTCGAGCACTGCGGCAACCTGTGCTTCGTTCAGCCGCCAGACATACGCCCACCATCTCCACACCAGCGGATACCACAGCTTCAGCTTCCAGTAGTCGTTGAGCACGTAGCACACGGCAATCTTGAGGTTTAGGTACGGGTGCTTCGCGGCGGAGCGCATCAGCTCATCGCCGCTTTCCGCCAGCTCCTCGCGCTCCTCGCGTTCGAGCAGCAGATGCGTGACCTTATCGACGGTGCAATCACGCAAAAAGCCCAGCCTCACCTTGTGCCGGGTGCCGGGGATGGTTATGGTCGTGGGTGTGTCGTTCATAATCGACATCACCGCTTGTCTCGCCGCCAGGGACGGCTGCTTGTCTTCTGCCATAAAATCGGGGTTAAAGAAAAAGGGACGGGCGATTCAACACCCGCCCCTTGGTGGATTCTACTCCTCGCGGGCCACTACTGGCTGACGGCGGTAGCCGTAGGCAGCGGGGTCACGACGATGCCGTTCACGTCCGCGATGCAGGCGCCGACGATGCTCATCACCTTCGGATTCACGTTGTCGCTGCCCTTCGGACGGGTCAAGCGCATCTTGACGTGATTGAGGATGATGGCGGTCTTCTTGCTCTGCGAGACGGCGAGCACGACGACCTCCTTGGTCTTGGCCGCACCGTAGCCTTTACCGGCATAGGTGAAGCCACCGTCGGGAGACTTGACGCCGGAGACGGCTGCGCCCTCCTCGAAGAAGTAGGACATCAGCGCGAGGTTGATGGACGGGATGTCACCAGTCATGGTGTACTCCTGGTCCTCGGAGAACTCGTTGTCGATGACCTCGTGCTTCTGGTCGAGGCGGATGGGGTTGGTGGACGGGGAACCTTCGTCGAAGTTGAGCGTACCCTCCAGGGTGAAGAGCACGTCAGCCGCGGAGAAGTCCGTCGGAGTCGTGTACGACTGCGACGGGGTATAAGGCAGGATCGCCAACTGGGAGTTGCCGATGTGCAGGTCCTGCTTCATAGCTGCGGTAAGAGTTGCCATAGTATCTAAATGGATTTGATGTTCACAAACAATTCAATCACTCTCGCATGGTAGCCGTAGTCGTCCGCGACGTCCCCAAGCACCGAAGGGGTCTGGTCGAACTCGTACTTGCCGCCGTAGAAGCCGGGAAGGCCCTCGCGGAAGGCATTGTACATCTTGCTCAACATCGCCCCGTTCTTGAATGCCTGGGCGTCACGGGCGAAAAGGTAGATCATCACCCGGCACTGGCCGTAGGCGGCGACGTCGTTCACCCTGCCAACCACCGACACGACGACGAAATTGTCCTTCGGACCAGTCGTAGCCTTTGGCCGGTTGAGTACACGTCAGTGGAAACCCCGGCCTGCCGCACGATGTCCTTCAAGGTCTTCTCTATGTCGGTAATGTCAAAGTTGTTCATCTCTGCCTTGCGACTTTAGCTTTTGCTCGGTAGAACGTCGGGAAAGTCTGATGCGCGGAGGTCTTCAGCAGCTCTTGGAGCTTACGCTCGAAGCGCACGCTGTCGTGCGGCTCGCCCTCCATGGGCTTGGCGTCATCCGCATGTCCGGTGCCGCCCTCGAAAGGGTGGACCATGACGGCGGAGAAAACGCCCTTCTGCCCGGGGTTGTCCCGCACAGACTCCTCTCTCGCATCTTCCTCGGCGGAAGCGGACTCGTTGGGCCGTTCCAGCATGCTGGCTCCCGACCCTACGACGCCTCCTCCATCCGCAACGGCCCAGCCGTGAGTGTCAGACTCCTCGGTGTGGTGAGTATGATACCCACCCTCGAGTTGCTCGTGGAGGTTAACGGACTGCTCGAGCGTCCTCTGCATCTGGTCGCACAGCGCGAGATTCCCGCACCGATGCACACCCTGCCGAAAGCGCTCGAAAGCATTCCGTATGACCTCCTGGTTCGTCACTGCTTGACTTCGTTGTACCAGATGTTCGTACCGAAATTGGTGTTGATCTTCTTCACAACCTCCGCCCGGAAGGTCCGGTCGTCGTCGGTCATCTCCAGCAGGTCCTTTGTCATGATTTCGCCTATCACAAGCGGGCAGGCGATTTTCATCTCAGCGATGATGACATCGCCGTTGATGACGGCGTTGGCGGTCTGCTGGCGATACCCGAAGGGAATCGTGTCGGTCTCCCGCGTGACGGGGACGCCATCCTTATCCCTTTTCGGCATCTGCTTCTCGTAGTCGGCCACCAGTACGCTCACGGTCTTGTAGGAAGGCTTGGCGTCACTATCGAAGATAGGTTCGCCGTTGTCGTCCATCTCGGCCCTGAGCACCTGGAGCGTGTACGGGAATCGGGGGTTGTAAGCCATGTCAAAGAGCTTTATTTGTGCCTCGGAAACACTCGCATGCCCCGAGGCACAACATGAATCGTAGACTTTATCGGATTGATGCCATACTTGGCAAGAAGGTCAAGACCCATCTGGCGCAGGAGCCGCTTGTCGTAGGCGGACGTCTGCTTGCCGCCCTCCCGGTGGGACCATCCGCTGTCCGCGTCCTCGACGGACCCGGAGATCGTCGGAGTGGTCGCACACCAAAGATAGGTGTAGCCCATGCAGAGCTCGCGCTGCTTCACGGTCAGGCTCTCCACCGTGGAGCCAGGGATTACGTGCGCTTGAATCAGCACGTTCTCGATGGCTCCGTCGGTGATGTCAAACGCCGTCAGGTCCTTCAGATAGTCTTCTATCAGCTTGGCCATAATCCGGTTCGGTCATGAGAGGTTACTACGATGCCGCCTGGTTGGTGGACAGGTACAGCACGGACTGGATGGCCTTCGGGACCGGGAGGCAGATGGACTCGATCTGGAAGGTCAAGCCCTTCTTGCCGCGGTCCTCGCAGATGGCCATGGAGCCACCCTCCGTGTACATGATCGGGGAGTCGGCGGTCGCGAGGATGTTGTTCGCACGCTTCCACTGGAACTCGCCGAAGATGCCGGCGGGACGCAGGACGACGGTGTTGGCGTCGAAAGCCTCGGTCTCAACCGTCTCGAACTTCTTCGTGGTCGGGTTGATGAGGGTGCCGAAGCCGTAGTAGGACACCACCTCGATGGCAGGCAGGCCCAGCTCGCCGAGGTAGCCCTTCAGGTCGGCGTCGGTGACGACGTAGGCGGCCAGGGAACCGGAGGTCGGGCCGTACTTCCACATGGCCACGCGGGCCTTGGTGTCGGCGTGGGCCTTGAGGACTTCCCACTCGGAGCCGCTCATACGGAACACGGACGCGGCCGGGTCACGCGGGATGATGCGCATGCGCCAGCCATAGTTGTACATGTCCTCGAGATCGCCGATAGGAGAAGCGCTCGCGGAGCTCCAGGCATTCTTGGTGCCGTGCTTGAAGTCGCCGAGCCAGAAGCCACCACACTTCTTGCGGTTGGCAGCGATCGGGTTGAGGTTGATCTCGTAACCGACGATACCACCGCTGGACGTCTCCTTCGTGGTCACGTAGGAGCCCTTAGACTCAACCTGGAGACCAGTGAAGGAACGCTGGGAGTGGATGCTCTGGATGAGGTTCATGGTGTCCTTCACGAACTGGTCGTAGAAGGCATCCTGCACGTTCACGCCCTGGCGGGCGAGCATCTGCATCTTCTCGTAGGCGTCGATGTCGAACGCGATACCGCGGCCCATACGAGGGATTTCGCCGGTCTTCTTCTCGAAGCCGGACGTCGGGAGCAGCGGACCCTCAGCCTCGTCGGAGAGGTACGTCGCCATAATGGGAACGCTCCGCTCGCCAATCTTCTGCTCGAAGGTGCGGGCGGGGTTCTCGAACGGAGCGAGCGTGTAAATCTGCTTCCACGCCTCCTCGTCGAACCAGTAGTTCGGCTGCTCCGCGATCCACTTTTCGAGGGATGCGTAGCCACGGGCGAGGATACCGGGCTCAAGCAGCTTGTAGAAGTCGGTCGAATACAGACCGGAAATGAGATTCTTTGCCATAATTCAATCCTCCTTTCGTTTAGCTGTTGGAAACCTCGGCGAAATACTCGGGCTCGATGAACAGACCGATCTCGCGGGCGGCGGCGATGACTGCGGCAGGAATACCGTTCACGGTGTTCATGTAGCAGTACAGCTCGCCACGAGGAATGTCCACGAAATTCTGGCCGTTACCGGCGTAAAGGTCGCGGGTCAGGACCATGTTGGCCTTGACCTTGAGGGCCTTGCCCTCGCCGGCCGCAGCCGCGATAGCCAGGAAGTCGCCGGCGGCCACGCTGTCGATGTCAGCGGTGGCGACGGTGATGGAGATGGTGCCGTCCTGGTTGTCGGTGACAGTGCCAGCAACGACAGCCTTGCCGGTGCCGTTGATGTCGGACGGGACGACCATCACGACGTCAGTGGCCTCCAGCTTGGGAGCCAGCCAGCTCTTGTTGAGGGTGATCTTGGTGTTGGAGCTCTCGGTCTCCACGCCCAGGACCTCCCACACCTTCATAAACTTGGCGGTGTGGGCCTTCAGGTCAACCTCAACGGGGGTGCCGGCATGCACGAGTTCCTTGTCTGCCAGGGTGTCGGAGACGAGGGCGCCGTACTGACGGTACTTAACCTCGTCCGGGTGGCAGAGGAACGGGTTCGCGCCACCGAAAGACTCACTGCGGCGCGAATAAGCGTTGTTGAAATGTTCCAGCATAATTGGGTTTGTTTATAGTTGGTGTCAACTGTTACGAACCCGTTGGGCATCCTCCTTGGCTTTTGCGGCCTTGTCCTCAGCACTCACCTCGGCAGGTTTCGGGGTGCCATCGCCACGATAAGGGGCGGCGCCATCGCCGATGTAAGCCTTCAGCTTGGTCTCGTATGCGCTCTTCACCGAATCGAGGAGCGTCTCGGCGGTCGTGTTGTCGTCGACGGCAACGCCGGCCACCACGTCGTTCCAGATCGGGATGTTGGATACCTTGAGTTCGGTCGCTTTCCCTTTGACCGCATCCCGCAGGGCGTTGTACTTACCCTGCTTGAGCTGGTCGGCATAGTCGGTCTTCAGTTTCTCAAAATCGTCCTTCTGCTTTTGGAGGTCAGCTTTGAGCTGGGCGATCTCGGGATTGTCCCCGCCGCCACCGCCACCTTCCTCCGGGTGGGCGAGCTTGTAGTCGTCGAAATCCTTCTGGAGCTGCGCGTTGCGGTTACGCAGCGCATCGCTCTCGCCTTGGAAAGCCTTGAGAAGATTCTTGGTGTCCTCGGACTTGATTACACCGTCGATTTCCTCTTCCTTGGTGATGGTTTTTTCGAGGAACGTGGCAACCCCATCAAAAGCCTTGTCGCCCAACCCCAACTTGACGTATTCGGTTTTGAGCGCGTTCAAAATCTTGGTTTTCATCGTTGTTAAAGAACTTTGTTGGTTTGTGAGTATGAAAAAAGAGCCGTATTCGCGGCCCTCCGACCACAAATACAGCTCTTTGGCTTTTTCAGCTTTATGAGCACCTCAAGGTTTCACTCGAACCCGCACGAAGCGGTGACATCGGCGACACTTCACTATCACCTCAGTCGCTCCTTCAGAAGACACGACGTTGAGCAATTTCTGCCCGCACGATGGACACTCGGCGAAAGCCTTTTCGCGCCCGTTGCCCGTGACTTCTTTGGACTCCAACTGCATAAGCCTTTCGATACTCATCGCAAAAATACTACTTTTTCAACAATTTGCAACAAAAGTTGAAAAAAATTTGATACTTTTGCAAAGAAACAAAAATTTCGCGGGCTATCGTGATGTTCTCCAACGACATACCGGTCTTACCTTATGCGGCAGTTCAAGTGCTCCGCGACAAGGACAAAGACATCATCAACCCGAGGCGCATCATCGCGCAGGCGGGAGCCCAGGAGCGCATGCTTTCGAGGCACGTGGACATCATGATTGGCGGTGGATCGCGCGGCGGCTCCAAAAGTTTCAGTCTCGTCATGGAGGGCCTCAAGGACATCAACAACCCATCCTTCTCCGGGCTCATCGTCCGTAATGAACGCGACGACCTGACCCAAGTCATCGACTACTCACTCCAAATGTACTCGCAGTACGGGAACTTCAACCGCTCCCGCGACGACCGCACCTGGAACTTCAGCGCCGGCGGCAAACTCCGCTTCTCCTACTACGGCGACAACATCGAGGACTTCAAGAAGCGCTTTCAGGGCAAGCAGTACAACTATATCGGCATCGACGAAATCACCCATATACCCTACGAGAAGTTCAAGTACCTCGTGACTTGTAACCGAAACGGCATGGGGCTGCACAACCGCATCTGGGGGACGTGCAACCCGGACCCAGACTCGTGGGTGCGGAAATTCATCGACTGGTGGATCGGCCCCGACGGCTTCCCGCTCCCCGAGCGCGACTGCAAGGTCCGTTACTGCTTCATGGATGGAGACTCCCCGGACACTATCTTCTGGGGCGACACCCCGAATGAGGTGTACGAGCAGTGTAAGGACATCATCGAGCCGCTGTGGAACGAAAGGTACGCGGAGCTGGGCTACGACAAGAAGCGGATGTTTGTCAAGTCCGTCACCTTCGTCCGCGCCGGACTCGAGGAGAACGTCAAGCTGATGCTCTCCGATCCAAACTATCTCGCCAACCTCGCCCAGCAGTCCGACGAGCAGCGAGCCCGCGATCTCGAGGGTAACTGGAACTTCAAGTCCGCCGGCGAGGACATGATAAAGCTCCTCGACATGGAGATGTTCTTCGAGACGCCAAAAATCGAAGGCGGCTCCCGCTACGCCTCCTGCGACATCGCATTTGAGGGCGGTGACTCCCTCGTCATGTGGCTGTGGGAAGGCTTCCACATCAAGGACCTGTACGTCTGCCGGAATGACTCCAAGACCACGCTCAACAACGTCAAGATGAAACTGCGCGAGTGGGGCGTGCTCGAGGAGCACTTCACCTACGACCTCAACGGACTTGGGCAATCGTTTAAGGGATTCTTCCCACATGCCCGTCCGTTCAACAACATGGCCGGCGTAGACCCCAAGTTCAAGGGCATGTACAACGACCTAAAGAGCCAGTGCGCCTACATCTTCGCCCACAAGCTCATTGACGGCGAGCTGAGCATCGAGCATCGGCTGCTGGAGTCCCGCTTCTCCGGCAAAGGGTTCACCAACACTCCGCTCCGCCAAATACTCCTCAAGGAGCGCCGGGCCATCCGCGCCAAGGACGACTCCTCCGACAAGGGCTTCTCGCTCATCAAGAAGAAAGCCATGATCGCCCTCGTTGGCCACTCCCCGGACTACATCGAAGCTCTCATCATGCGGATGATCTTCGAGGTCGGGAAAGGCACCCACAACAAGCCCAAAGGGATTCCCGTTTACCGTAAAGCTAACTCAATCAGATTCATGTAATGAGAACACTACTTTCCAAGAGGCCGTGGCTCACCGTGCTGCCTGGATTGCCCGGCACCGACCTCCAGACAAAACCCATGGTGCAGGCGGACTTCATCCGGCAATACTACCCGTCCTCGCACAGCATCCAGGACCCGATGTTCTACCCGGACATCTGGCGCACCATCGAGGAGCCGGTCCTCGATGAGAACGGAGAGGAGACCGGCAGGACGGTCCTCAAGACCTATGTCGAGAAGGTTCCTCGCTTCTCCTTCGCGTACCAGCAGATCATCACCGCGAAGCACCTCGTCCACCTCTGCGGCAACGACATTCAGTTTGACCTCAACACCAAGGAGGAGACCGAGAAGATTCTCGCCGACGTCCGCGCCTTCCATGACGGCTGGCACGAGAAGGACATGGAGCATGCCTTCTACGAGCTCGCCAAGAGCGTCAAGATCACCGGCGACGGCGCCATCGCCATGTATATCGAAGGCGGCGTCTTCGGCTGGGAGGCCCTATCCTACCTGAAGGGCGACCGCATTTACCCGCACTACGGAAAAGACGGCAAGCTCATCGTCTTCGCCCGGGCATACAACGAGTACACCGAAGATGGCACCGTGGTTGAGCGCATGGAGATTTGGGACCGCACCTACCTCTATCGGCTGCATAGGGCAACCAGCGCCGAGAGTAAGCCTGTCACGATGACCTTCGGCCGCGGGGCTGACACCTACTCCCTCGACGGGTATGTCTACGACGACCCGACCGTCGGCGCCCTGGCCCATGGATTCACCGACCGCGTGCCGGTCGTGTACCACCGCCACGAAGAAGGCCCGTGCTGGTCCGCATCGCAGAACTCCATCGACGAGTACGAGATCGCATTCTCGCAGATGGCCCACAACAACAAGGCATTCGGCGAGCCGATCCTCTACCTCCAGGGCGACAACGTGGAGGCCAACCACGACATGAACGGCACCATCAAGACCATCACGATGGGCCAGGACGACAAGGCCGGCTACCTCTCCGGGCAGTCAGCCTCCGAATCGTTCATGAAGGAGCTCGAGGACCTGCACGACCGCATCTTCGAGCAGAGCTTCGTAGTCACGCCGCCGGAGCTGAAGAGCGGAGACCTCCCCGCAGCAGCCCTCAAGATTCTCTACTCCCCAGCAGTTGAGAAGGGCATCAACGACGCCGAGGAGTTTACGCCGGCCGTGGACGAGATGATGTTCCTCTTCTCATTCGGATACGGAGTGGAGAAGGAGAAGTCGCTGACCTTTGTGAACCTCCCGCTGCGACCCTGGATAAAAACTTATGTCCACCTCAACGAGAGCGCCATCACGCAGGACCTCGCCACAGCAGTCCAGAACGGATTTCTCTCCAAGCTGACCGCTTCCGAGCGCCTGTGGTTCTACTCCACCTCCAACGAATACCAGCGTATCCTCGCCGAGCAGAAGGCTGAAGAGAAGATGGACCTCCTCGCCGAGTACGAGCGCCAGCGGGCCGCCGCGGCTCAAAACAAACCCGCTGAAGAGTAATGCCCACCGCTGAGGAAATACGCCAGGCTAAGGACTACATCCTGCTGCGCCTCCGCGCCGAGAGGATAGCCGTGTCGGAACTCGATGCGGCCCTCCTCTCCGCGGCGCGGCGCATCATCGCCATCTCGGCCCGGTACGGCATCCCGCCGGAGCGGTTCCGCTTCTCCGCCGACCCGGCGCTCCACGCTGAGGTCAACGCCGTGCTTGCCACGCTCCGTGGAGCGCTCGCAGACCGCATCGAGCAGCTTGACACATTCAAGGACGATGACGAGCACTCGTTTGTGGCCCCGGCCCTCACCGAGCCGGACAAGGACAAGACCTTCCGGCAGATGCTTGCCGAGTACACCTCCCGCTGGGGGTACGAGCTCGAAGCGACCATCGCCGCCGCAGGGCTCGCCGGCGTGAAGGACCAGGGCGAGATACTCCGCGGCGTGCGGGACTTCCTCGACCACCCGTACGACAACCCGTGGATCAAGGGCCACATGGGCGAGGGCGATTGCGTGCGCCTCGAGAACATCCCGCACTACGGAAGGGGCAAACCCATCGCATCGAAGGTCGCGCTGGGTATGCTACTCACAACCGTCGTGGCAAAGGGATGGATGCAGAACTGGGCGAGGCTCAACGCGGGCAAGAAAGGCTACTACGTCTTCCGTGGCTCATCGTTCCCCTGCGAGATATGCGACTACCAGACCAGCTTCCCGCACGACGCATCGGATACCGGCGGACTCCCGCCCTTCCATCCGAACTGCTGTTGCTACGTTGTTTACACCAATGACCTATGATAGATTTTTCCAAGAAACGCATCGCCCGGGCAAGGGACGAGAAAGTCTCCCCGCAGCAACTCGCCGTCGCAGAGCTGATGGCCTGGGGCTGGGACGCCATGGACGCGATGCTCGTCGTCGGGCTCGTCAAGGAGGGCGACGACAAGGTTGACGCCCAACACGCCGCCGTGAACTACACCGCCACGGAGGAGTTCACCGCCGTGTGCAAGAAGCGGGTCAAGCAGCTCCGCAACGGCGCCGTCACCGACGACCTCCAGAAACTCCACCCGACACCCGGCACCACCAGCTCCAACCGAGGACGCAAGCGCGAGGATGGAGGCTCCGACACTCGCAAGGTGTGGCAGGGAGACCTCGACGCCCCGGCCACCGACGAGGAAATCCTCGCCGCGATGTGGGAGACCATCGGTAAGCTCGAGCCCAAAGACCCCAAGAGGGTGGACCTGCTCGACAAGTACGACAAGCTCAAGCGCCGCCAGGGCCTCGGGGAAGACGACACCACCATCCACTTCTACCTCCCGCGCCCCGAGTGCGACACCTGCCCCATGCGCGGTGGGCATGTCATCACGGAGCCTGAGCGCAAGACTGATTCCGAGGAGGAGGAAGAGCCGGAGCCTAAGCCCGGCTACACCAAGAACGGGAAGAAGATAGGCCGGCCCCCGAAGCCCAAGCGGGCCAAGAAGCCCAAGAAGCCAGGGCGCAAACCCAAGAAGAAACCTAAAGAAGAAGTTTAATTCAAAACACATACTGCGTTATGAAAGAATTAGTTACATTTATCCCGAGGACTCTTTCCGAGTGTAAGAGCCTCCTCAAAGAGCTCAACGACAACCGCGACGGCTATGCCCTGGCGGACCGCTATGGCAAAATCGACGTCCTCAATGCCGAGGAAATCAAGGCCCTCATCGCCCTGCTCGAAGCGCAGATTGGCGGCCCGGCCGCTCCGGCCCCTGAAGCCCCGACGGAGTCCGCCCCGGCAGACGGAGCGCTGAAGCCCGCCGCGGAAGAGGCGCCGGCCGCCGAGTCCGAGGTCCAGCAGCCCAAGAAGCCAGTATCCAAGAAGAGCGCGAAGAAATGAAAACCAACAGCAAAGGCAAGGTCGTCCTCCAACACGGGGACTACCGCGTAGGCAACTTCGTGTTCCACAAGGAGCCCAGCCACATCAAGGTGACACCAATCTCCGGCATTGTCTCGTGGAGAGTGGCCGTCGAGACAGCTATCGGCTGGATGATCACCGAGGCCCTCAAGGAGAAGCACGACAACTGGCTCCACATGTACGCCTCGTCTACCTTCTCGCGGCTCTGCGTCGTCCCCGACCAGCAGTTCTTCGAGAAGCACGCCGAGCTCGTCAACGCCCAGGTGGACCTCCACCCCGAATACTACGGCAAGGAGCGCCCGACCGACGACAAGTCCGCCGACGACAAGATTCTCCAGGAGGAGAAGGAACTCGCGGAGGACATGAAGAAGATCGCACCGCAAGACCAGCGATAGAGCGGACATCCCATTGTACCGGTCCCCTCGGGAAACCCCCGAGGGGATTTTTTTGTCAACAGCGCACAATAAAGTATTGCGAAAGTCAAACAAAAGAATTATATTTGCCTAAAATTAAACTCTGACTATTATGGCAGAAAACAACAAAAACATCAACACCAAGGCCGTCCTCACATTCGAGGAGGCCGTCGAGTACACCGGGTTCACGCCCGGATATCTCCACAAACTCACCGCCGGCAAGAAGATTCCCCACAGCAAGCCGCTCGGTAAGTCAATCTTCTTCGACCGGACGGAGCTCGAGTCCTGGCTGCTGAAGAACCGCATCGAAGTAGAGGACCAAAAGTAAGACACCATGGCAAACATCGAAAAAGAACTTCACGCCCTGCGCACCTTCTGGGAGACAACGTGCGTACCTCTCGCCCTCATGACCGAGGACACAACCACCGTCTGTGTCCCGCGCTACGAGTACGGCAAGGAAAAGGGCAACTGGGACAAGGTGCAGAACGCCGCCGAGCGCCTCGCAACCCGCGGCCGCCTCAGCATCCGCACCCAGAACCCCGACACGGGAGAGTATTTCCTCATCCCCATGTTCGTCGAGACGAAGGAACAGGCTGAGAAAATCATCGACCTCCTGCCGGAAATCGTCGTCTACAAGCGAAGCCCCAACTACGGAGCGGCCTACCGCTGCGGGTACTGGGCCATGGCATACCCCGATCGCTTCATGGTCGCCATGTGGTCCAAGATAGAGAACATCCCCTCCGCACCGGCGATGATTGACGCCCTGGTGAAGTGGGTCTCCGAGCGCATCGACGCGCCCGTATCCACCGCCGGCACAATCCCGCTCTACGGAAGCATCATCGCGTCCCGCGACCGCAACTGGTGGATAACCCTGACGGAAATCCAGTCGCTCACCGGGGCTGAGTACGACACCGAAGAGGAGCCCATGCCGCCGCTCTGGGCATCGGAGATCAACATGACCAAGGAGCCCGACAGCGCCGACACATTCGCCTCCATCGGGGACGTCCCGGTCGTCCAGCGCAACGGCATTACCCTCATCTCCGGCGCAGCCAAGTCCGGCAAGACACTGCTCGTCTCCTCGATGATAGCCTCCATTATCGGACGCGAGACAACGCTCGGGATCACCCCCGGCCGTGAGGCCCGCCTCCTTTGGGCCGACACCGAGCAATCCGAGAACGACATCGCCGTCGTCCGCAAGCGCATCGAGGCCATGGCCGGCAAGCGGATGTCCGACGCCTCCATCAACGGCATCCACCTCCGCCCCTTCGGTCCCGAGCAGTCCACGCTTCTCATCGAGGATAAGCTCAAACAGCTCCTCCCGGACGTCCTCCTCGTCGACGGTCCCGGAGACCTCTGCGAAGACACCAACGACATCGCCGCCTCCCAGGCTACGGTGAAGACCCTGCTCCGCTGGGCCGACGAGTACAACTGCGCCGTCGTGGCCGTTGTCCACACCAACCCGAACTCCGACAAGACCCGCGGACACCTCGGTAGCGAAATCGAGCGAAAGTGCGCCTTCTCCCTACAGACCCTCAAGAATGAATCCGACTTCGAGAATCCAACCTTCCGCGTCAAGCCGGGATTCATGCGAGGCAAGCGCTTTATGCCGTACGATTTTCGGTACAACGAGAACGGGATGCCCGAGCTGGTTGAAAACGCTGCGAAGTCGAAGAAGACGCCGGCAGAGAAAATCATTGAGGCTCTTGAGCCGGGCGCCGAGTATTCGTACCAGGATTTGCTCGACAAAGCGGAATGGGCATTCGTTGAAGAGAAAGCGGCGAAGAGTGCGATCAACAATCTCATCCGGCACAAGAAAATCATCAACCTTCCCAGCGGGAGCTACTCGTTGCAAGTGGGGTAAAGTGGGGATTGGAGGTGTAGGAACTTGGAGCCCCCTATAAGGGGCTCCTGTTCCAAACACCTCCTTACCCACACTAATACCCACAGCAACCGGCGAGTAAAAGGCTCCTTCGCACGCATATACATGCGTGATGCGTGTACGCGACGCACGTACGCGCCCCCAGGCTCTCGACTCGATCGTCTCTCTCTCACTTGATGCCCGGCCCGTTGGAATGTCCCTTCGGGCCGGGTTTCACATATAGTCGTCAGACTATGCGCAAAAAGGCCCAAGATTCAAAGCGCAAGGGGCGGGATGGCGCTGGGGTACGGCAGCGAGCTTCAGGTCGAAATTTGGGCATAAAGAGAGGGCAAAGCGGGGATGTTTTCACCCGCGGAGTTTCTGGCGGAGATACCCCGAAGGGGTAGACGGGGTTCCTGGTCGGATTCGGAAAACTGAAAAATTAAAAAATAAAATTCGTGTGGGAGGTTGGCGTGGTTCCTCTTGGGGCCCCACGGGGGGGGGGTGGGGTAAGTCGCTGACTTTCAATAAG